TGGAGAAATTAAAAATTTCAAACATGAGTGGTCATCTTTGTGTTGATGACTGCGTAGGCCAATCGGGTACTCATAGAGAGTACCGCGATGGTATTCCCCGACGGCAGAACCTAGTTCTGCTTAGGGAACACAAGGATATCCAGATCGATGTCCGAATATCCGTCGCCTTGACTCCCGTCCATGCTAAATCACGGAGATGGTTGGAGGCAATGTTAGTTGCCTTCCATACATCTTTCGGAAAACACTTCGGAAGAGTCTGGTTACAGAGATCCCAAGACGTTCATGCAAAAGCAGCAAGGCTTGGCATTCGCGTCCTTGTACGTCACCTCCTTCAAGCCGAAAGGGTTGTAGGAAGGAAGACAGCATACAAGGAATTCTCTGCGTGGATAAGAAGGGAGAGTGTTGGGGATTTTAGCACCCCTCGCCCTCAATTCTTATCCCCCTTAGCAACTTATTTTAGAGGATCACTAAACTTAAAGGGGTTTAGTGAGATGACTTCTAAAACAGTTCTATTTCAACTCAGCAGGTTTTCACGTGCTGGCCCTCTCCCTGATGATATGGATGTTAAGGCAAATGTCTCAACCCATTTCAGTGACCTTGTGTCCGGTTTCGAGTGTTCGAAACGGATGCTTAGGTCCGCTTATCGTTTTGCTCGCTCTTGGGCGAGGAATAAGGATTGGTTCAGGGGAGGGTTCCCAACTTCACTGAGTGCCTCCTTTGGCACTGCTAAGAGTAAAGGAGGGATGTTGAACGAGCTCAAACAGGCGCGAGAGCTGTTTGAGGCTAGGGTACTGGACTGCCCTCTGATAGAAGAACTCAAGAGCTACACAAAAGGTATTCTTCCCTTTGATATTATCTCAGAGGATGATTACCTAGCTCTTAGTTACACCTTTGAGGGGCTAGGGACGATAGATGAGGACACAAGGGCCTTCATTGAAGCCGAATACGGCGAAGTGGAGATCCCTTATGTCGGTGATGTACTCTTTCCGTTCCAGAAAGCGTACCACACACTCATGGGGATAGGTCCGGCGGAATGGGACCTTACCCGCTTGCACCTCATGACCTACCTCACTGCTTGCATTGAGGTGAAGAGGGCTATCGTCGAAGGCAGCTTACCGGACGCACGTCCGGTGGTCATTCAGGAACGTGGCGAGAAAGCCAGAATGGTAACACCTGTTTCCAGTTCTGTTGCCTATATCTCCATGTTCTTGAATAAGCTCCTTCTCTCCGCACTAGATCAGGATAAGAGAGTTCGTGCCACAGACCCTGACCCTATGTCAGGGTTCATTCATTCACTCTCCGCAGATTGTCCTACCGATTGGGTATTCCGATCTGTAGATATGACAAGAGCGACTGATCTAATGCCTCTCGACATTGTCTCATCCCTAGTGAGGGGTATAACTGATAGTTGGGGTTTGCCACCCTTTCTATCAAAAGCCTTCTCACTATGCACAAGCCCCGTTCAGCTCCAAGTCGATGAGTCTATTTCTGTTAAGACGAGACGAGGGATCCTGATGGGTCTTGGCACTTCCTGGCCAGTCCTCTCCTTGTATAACCTTTGGTTGTATGAGAAGGCCTGGACCAGGTCGGGTCTGAGACGGTGGTTCAGTCGACGCTTAAGGGGTATGGTAAGAACAGTTGGTGATGACCTGTTGGGTTTAATACCCCAGGTTGTCTCTGACTGTTATACCCTGAACCTGATTGAAACAGGAGGATCTCCCTCCTTCGGGAAGGACCTGTTGTCAGGCACAACTGGTGTGCTTGTTGAACAAGCAGTAGTTAGGCTGAGGAGCGTTAAACCTCCGATGAACCCTTTCTACCGTCTACCAAGTTGTAGCGTCCGGCCTCTGCTTCCAGGTTGTACGTCTGAGAGAGACGGAACCGTCATCCCGAAATGGATGATGGGCAAGCAGTTGACCGACTTGATCTCGCTGAGTGTACATCGAAGGTATTTGACCACCTTCATACAGAAAATGTACTCTAAGGAGATCAGGTTACTGAAAAGGTGTGGCGTACAGCCCTTTCTCCCAAGGTCTGTGGGAGGAGGTAACTTTCCTTGTTTAGACAAGGATTTGCGTAAGCACTGGAGGTCGCTGAGACCCAGATGGCTCAGGGCCCTCCGTTGTGCTATGGCATTCCCTGCTAAGCCAGGATTGACCTCGTACCTTACAGTCCCTTGGTCTATTAGCCCATCTAACCCATTATCGGAGCGTATGCTCCAATATTGGTTAGAAAGAGCAATAGATGCTGTACGCCCTTGGTGTCTGGAAGAAGAACTAATCGTACGAAGGTCTCGTTGGGTTGTTACCGCAACTCGACCTGATTACGATCTCACAGCAGCCGATTGTACCGAGAGGGCAATCGCGCAAGCCTCCAATGGCCAACGTATGTTGGTTGCGGAGGGTTCTGCTGTGGTACGATTAAAACTTGGTGATCTTCAGCGGAGGCTGAAGGCAGGTATTAAGAAGCTTAATAGCCTGGTCCCTGAACATAAGCTCAAGGACGAAACCAAGAGGATGTGGGTTGGACTGGAACGGCATGCCGCGAGACTTGCCGAACCGGTCTACGAATCATCCCTTCTTCCAGTTTGTTTCGTGACGGGAGTCAAGATTGGGGGAACCGTGGTTCCCGAGGGTTACGCGATGGATGACGGAGACCTATGGTAGGTAACTTCACGAGAGCCGGAGGGTATAGGGTCCTGTTTATTCAGGGTAATGTTCCTATACTTGTCCCGGATAGTGATTTATACTAGCCAAGGTCTATGTTTGGCATTGTGACATGACAAGCAATGCCACTCACGTCTGGAAAGCTCGGCTAGCTGACCAGCCAGTCACTATTTAGCGACTGTAACCCC